GCCTGTAATGCCCAGTCCTAATAGAGGAAAAGTATTTGATTTAGATAGAACTCCTCCTAACATACCCAAAATACCTACAATACCAAACATAGATTTTTCAAACTTAGGTAAGTTTGATTTACCAACTACTGGCGGGAGACCAATGATTCCAAACTTTGGAAACATTAATTTGAGATAAACATTACATAGGCAGGAGAGAGCCATGGACAGCGTAAAACTTGCGGAGTATTTTTTTAAGACTCTGCGCAAAAGAGAACAGGATTTAGTTGACAGTCTTTCAGCAGGGAATGTACAATCCATGGAAGATTACAAATATCATATGGGTGCGTTATCGGCGTTTCGCTCACTCATAGATGATTTAAAAGAAACGCTGCATATGGATGATATCGATGAATGACAAAGTCGCAGAAAAAATAGAAGAAAAAGAAGAAGCCTCATCAGAACTTGATCATGCTTTTGTAAAAGAAGAAGCAAGAGTTCTAGACCCCAAACTACTAAATAAATCATTGTTAGACAGAATGCCAACTCCAAGTGGATGGCGTATTCTTGTGCTACCTTATAGAGGTAAGGGCGTTACTGAAGGCGGTATTCAGCTTGTTAAAGAAACCATGGATAGAGAGTCTCTATCTACAGTGGTTGCTTACGTTCTAAAGGTTGGACCTTTAGCTTATAAAGAAACAGAAAAATATGGGAACAAACCCTGGTGTCAAGAAAAAGACTGGGTGTTAATTGGCAGATACGCTGGTTCTCGTTTTAGATTAGAAGATGACCATGAAGTTAGAATCATTAATGACGATGACATTATTGGAACAATTCTAGATCCTGACGATATTAAATCTTTATAAGAGAGGTAAAGCATGGCAAACGAAGCAGAAAATTTAGACATAGAAATTACAGACGAGAAGATCGAAAAGGCAGCAGTGCCAGAGAAAAGACGCGTTGAAGAAGAGGTAAGCGATGAAGCTGTTGAAGTTTCTTTGGGCGATGATTCTCAAGAAGTTTCTCCTGTAACAGAAGACGAAGTTAAAGAAGACTTTGAAGTTTCTCCCAGAGTAGAGGAACAAGCAAAAGATTTATCTGAGGTAGAGAAGAGAGCATCTCTAGCTCAAAACAGGATTAACAAAGCAGTTGCTCAAGCCAAAGAGTTTCAAAGAAGAGAGCTGATGGCTGTTCAATATGCTAAAGATCTTAAAGATCAAAACGAAAAATTAAGACAACAACAGAAGTCTTTCTCTAGTAGTTACAGCGATGAGTTCACCAATAGAGTTGAATCTCAAATGACTTTGGCAAAACAAGCATTAAGACAAGCAACAGAAGCTCAAGATGCAGAGGCAATAGCCGCTGCTACTGAAGCTTTAACTTTAGCTACAACTGACAAAGCTAGGCTTCAACAATATTCTCAAGCTCAAAAGCAATATGAAGAACAAGAAGCTGCTTATCAAGCTAATCAACAAAATCAACAACAATATCAAGCTCCAGAGCAATATGCTCAACCAGCTGAAGAATATAATGAGCCATCACCTAAAGCTAGAGAGTGGGCGCAAAAGAATACTTGGTTTGGACAAGACCAGGTTGCAACGTCAGTTGCCTTTGCAGTTCATAAGCAATTAGAGAACGAAGGCTTTGACACTGACTCAGATGAGTATTATAGTGAGATTGATAAGAGGGTCCAACAAGAGTTGCCCCACAAGTTTAACGTGGAAGCGAAGAAAAACGTCCAAACAGTCGCTTCAGCCACACGCAACACATCGACGGGACGCAAACAGAATCGTATTCAATTGACGCCAAGTGAACAGGCATTAGCCAAAAAACTTGGAGTGTCATTTAAAGATTACGCAATACAAAAAGCGAGGCTACAAAAATCATGAGCAAGAAAGAGATAAAAGTAACGAGAGCAAATAGTAACGATGACAGAGCTCCTAGAGACTCAGAAGCCAGAAGCAAATCTGAAAGGCCAAAAACCTGGAAGATGCCTTCAGCTCTTGAGCTACCAGAAGAGGCTGTTGAAATTGCAAAATCTCAAGGGATTGTTTATCGATGGGTTAGAGAATCTATAGCTGGACAAGATGACAAAACGAATGTCTCAAAAAGATTTCGTGAAGGATTCGAACCAGTTAGACCAGAGGAACTTCCCGGATTTCATGATTTGCCTATAGTCGATGATGGTCGACATGCTGGAATTATTGGTGTAGGTGGGTTAATACTGTGCAAGATACCGAAAGAAATCGCAGATCAGCGTAATGAATATTTCGCAAGCCAAACCGACAACCAAATGAATGCAGTAGAGAACGACCTGATGCGTGAAGAAAATCCTGCGATGCCAATCTCGAGAGAGTTGAAATCAAGGGTAACATTTGGCGGAGGCAACAAAGGATAACTTTGTTAACTCTTTAATAAATTTAATTTAGGAAATAACTATGGCAAACCAAGATGCTGCTTTCGGCTTAAAACCTAATAGCAAACTGGGTAGTAATGTAAACTCCGAAGGGACTACAGAATACTCAATTGCTTCAGGCGCAAGCGGAAACATATTTTCAGGCGATCCAGTTAAGATTATGAACACAGGTACTATTTTAGTAGCTGCTGCTGGTGATCAATTACTGGGAGTCTTTAGGGGATGCAGATATACCAACTCAAGCGGTGAGGTGATTTATTCAGCTTACTGGCCAGATGGTACTGTCTCATCAGACGCGGTGGCTTTCGTAGTTGACGATCCTAACGCATTATTTGAAGTACAAAGTGCTGCTACAGGTTCAGTTGTGCAAACAGTTGTTGGTAATAACGCCGACATCGTTTACGCTGCTGGCTCAACAACAGATGGACAATCTGGTGTTGAAATATCTGGAACAACTGCTGCTACTTCAGCTCAACTAAGAATTGTTGGGTTTTCAGGTGATCCTGAGAATAATACTTTAGGTACTGGTTCTCAATCAGCAAACGTCAATATGATAGTCAAAATTAACGAGCACTTCTACGCTCAAGTAACGGGAGTTTAATAATGGCTATTAATCGTTCACAATTAGCTAAAGAGCTAGAACCGGGTCTAAACGCCTTATTCGGGATGGAGTATAATCGCTATGAAGGCGAGCATGCAGAAATCTACGATACTGAGTCATCAGATAGAGCATTTGAAGAAGAAACCTTAATAGTAGGTTTCGGTAACGCACAAGTAAAAGCTGAAGGAAACGGAGTCTCATTTGACAACGCTTCAGAAGGCTATACTGCAAGATACTCTCACGAGACTGTTGCGTTAGCATTTGCACTAACTGAAGAAGCAATCGAAGATAATTTATATGATCGTTTAGGAGCTAGATATACAAAAGCCCTAGCAAGATCTATGGCTCATACAAAGCAAGTAAAAGCTGCTTCTGTGTTGAATAATGCTTTCTCATCCAGTTTTACTGGCGGAGATGGTGTTGCTCTAGTAAGTAATGCTCACCCATTAACAGGTGGCGGTACTTTCTCAAACAGACCAAGCACTTATACTGACTTGAATGAGACTTCATTAGAAGATGCAATCATTTCTATTTCAACTTTTGTTGATGACAGAAACATGATTCTTGCTCTACAAGGAACTAAGTTGATCATTCCACCACAATTACAATTTGTGGCTGATAGATTGCTCAACACTCCTGGCAGAGTTAGCACTTCTGACAATGACATCAACGCTATTAAGAACATGGGAATGGTCCCAGAAGGTTATTCAGTTAACCATTTCTTAACAGATAACGATGCATGGTTCTTGAAGACTGATTGTCCTGATGGTTTTAAACACTTCGAGAGATCTCCTCTTTCAACTTCTATGGAAGGTGACTTTGATACTGGCAACGTCAGATTCAAAGCTAGAGAAAGATATTCTTTTGGTTTTTCAAACCCAAGATGTGTCTTTGCATCACAAGGTGCATAAACCCAATTTTATTGGTAAAGGGAGCTTCGGCTCCCTTTTTTTTATTTAATATAAAAGTTTGTTTATTCTTAGTTAATAAGTGTATAATCCAAGAAAAGCCCGTGAGGTTTTATGAATACAGGATTACATGAATCTATAAGCTTGGCCAACTCTCCATGCAGTGGAGTATGCTCAACTTCCATGGCTCCCTTTGATGAAATATGTCAAGGCTGTGGTAGAAACGTTGAGCAAATAAGGGATTGGGAAACTTTTCCAGATTTTCAAAAAAAAATAATTAACGTTACAAACTGGCTTAAAGGATATGACATTCGTCAAAAAAACGATAGAATAAATGTTATGTCCGCAGATTCAAAACAAAAAATTAAAGATATTCAAGGTAGATTAATTACTATTCAATCTCTTATAGAGATGGTAGGCAAGGATATGTTAGATGAGTTTGGCCAGGATCCAGCAATTAAAGAGTCTTATCAAGCTTTGTTTGACTCTAGAGAATTAATTTTAGAATCAAAAGAACACTTCCCCCAAGAGTCCTAAAGTAGTATAGTTATCTAAACCGAGGTAACTCGTTGCACCAACTGACTCGGCAGACTTACTCCAAGATGGGGCAACATATTTAGTTAGGAGACAATAATGGCTAAATCAACTTTTTCAGGTCCAGTCAAATCATTGGCGGGATTTATTTCAGCAGGGGTTAATAACTCTGTCTCTTTAACCGCAGATACTACTTTAACAGTAGATGCACATGCAGGAAAAATCTTGTTGTGTAATGATGCAGATGGTAAATTTACTTTACCTTCTATCTCATCAGCAACTCCAAGCGATCCTACAGACCCTAACCAAGCTAACAACATTGGTGCTTCTTTCTATTTTGTAATAGAAACAGCAGCAACAGACTT